CCTTCCTTCTTTTTCTTCTCTTGATTCATGTAACGCTCAGCCACTTCCTTACCACGGCTATTGTGCATTTCCTTGGCTTCTTTGGCCTTGCCCTTCATCATCATCTTGTCCATGTTAGTTAATGTGTGATAGAATAAGTGTTTCTCTATGTGTCGGACCGAATGTATCCCTCATCCATTGTAACCAATTTCTACTGCCCTTGGCCTGATTACATTTCCTACAACTGGGGACCAAATTTGATGTAAGGTCTTCGCCACCAAAACACTTAGGGCGAACGTGATCAAGTGTAAGTTCATGTAGTTCATAAGTTTCTCCGCAATAAACACATTGACAATTGAAGTATTCCTTAATTGCACGACGGTGTAGCCTCTTTGCTTCAGAGCTTGTCATCGTTATTAGGTTATGGAGGTAGTGATCAGGACTTGGGAACAGGGGAGTCACATTACTGATTAAAAAGGAAGAGTCATACCAAAGATCTTCATGGGTTTGTTAACCTTTGGTTTTGGTTTAATCGACATGGGAGCAGCAATCGGATACGCTTGATTTAGTTGCTGTGCATAATTAGCACGGCGATCCTCGTGTGGTTCACCAGGCCTGAAGTAGTTCCTACTGAAGTACACTGCTTGCTCTTGTGGTGTACCCTTCGTTGGAGCACGTTCGAAGGACTGCGTGTACCCCACCAGTGAGTTACCATTGGGATCGTAATCACCACGGTACTCCTTAGCCATGTACTGCAGTTGAGCATCAGGGTTATTCCTATTTGGATACCGACTGGCCCACTGGTCATAAGCAGTACGCCTAGCACCAGTAAATTGCCCAGCACCACGACCTGCCCCACTACCACCCTCAACAACATCAAGGTTACTAAGGTCAGCAGAACCAGTCTCTTGAATCAGGTTAGCAGTGAACCCAATAGCTTGGTCCCTGGTTAGTTTTGGGATACGACCATTACTCCATTTAGACATCGTACCGTCAGTTAACAACTTAAGGGTACGAGCAATCTGTGGTGATGGTTTAATCTTCAACGCCTCAGCCATACTTCTTACCTCGGCGAGGTCTGGTACGGTTTACCTTTGGTGATTCCAGTTTACCCCGATCTGGTCCTGTGTGGGAAGCGTCCTTACCATCACCATTACCATATGTTCCGAGCTTTCGATTAAGCTGGTTGGCTTCGGTACGGATTTTAAGACCGTCCTTTGTCTTATTGTAGGCGGCCTGTTGCTTAAGACGTTTGGCCTTAGCTTCGGGGTTAGCCTTGTAGTATTTAGACGTGCGACTTGCCATAATTACCTTTATCAAGTAGATACTGAGCTGCTTTCAAGAGTATGTCAGGGCTATCCTGTAAAGCGCCTAATCCCACGTTACATTGATTGCAAAGAAGTCCTCGCACCTCATTAGTTTCGTGATTATGGTCTACAGAAAACCTTCCGTAATGACCTGGGTCATCTGAACCGCAGATTGCGCATACACTATCTTGCTCCAAAAGCATCTCATCGTATTGCTGCAAAGTGATGTTATATGTAGATTGAAGATATCTATTAAGCTGCGTTTGGGGATTGTATGGTTCAGCTTTTCGGCACTCCTTGCAGATTGGCCTTACTCCATCTTTACCTTGTTTATGTTTGTGGAACTCTGATAACGCTTTAGTTTGTTTACATTGTGGACAGTATTTCATGCCATTTTTTTACCGTAAAGACGCGTTTGTATAAGTTCAGGATCTACCTTTGGCATGATGGTGGCTAGCTTATCCAATGGATTACCATCGTAAGCAACACCACTGATGTCGTTCTTAGCCAACCAGTCACAAGCTGCCTTTAGGTCTTGTGTAGATGCCTCACCGCTTTTAATACGATTGAGTAACTCTACTGTAACAATATTATGGAGTTCATTGAACATGTCCTCCGTAGCTTTTGTCTTTTTAGCCATTTCTCAGTACAATCTGATCTAGCTTGTTTTCAATGCGGATCATGTGATCCTCCATCTTTTGTAAAGCGTTGGCAAGTTCTTGGCGTGGGACGTACTTCTCAGCCAGACGCAGTTCAACACCGTCAATACGTTTGTCGATACTGTCCATGCGTGAATTAGACCTGCTGTTGATAGTAGCAATACCACCACCAATGCCAATAACAAGGGATGCAACTCCTGTGATAATTGCTTCAACCATCAGATGTATCCAATGTAGACTTGTACACCGTCTGCAGATACAGCAGTAGCGTCTAACAAGGCATCACCATCGGTTATTGAATAAGCAATACCATTCTTAAAAGTAATACCACTAGTGAAGTTAAGCTCTTTAGATGTACTAGCACCTATGTGAATAATAATCATAGGTACATCTGTACCAACAACAGGGGCTGTTACCTTGTCGTAAAATCTAAGTGTTACAGCGCTACCGCTACCACCACCACCATGAGTATTATGTACAATGATATTAAAAACAGAACCAGCACTACCCTTAATTAAGGTTGCATTGGTACTAGCCGTAGAGCTTTTAAAGTGTGCTTGAGTTGTTACAGGTAGCTCCCTTGAGAATCTACCTGGTGTGATATTGTAAGTAGTACTAGACATTTTCCCGCAAAATACGTATTAGTTTGTCCGCATAAGCGGGATCAGTGGCGTATTTCTCCACCACTAAGAGCTTGGCGCATTCTTCAGCAGAAGTTGCACGATTGACGCCTTTGAAGCGTTGATAATCACGATACCAACGATCTACAAGGTAGGTAACACAGGTTTGAAGGTCTGGAAAGTCCTTGAACCAGGCATCCATCCGTATCTCCATACCACCGACAAATTCAGTAGTAGAGACAAGAGAACCAATACCATCACGTTCTGACTTAATACCAAAGTAGTTGTTCTTACCAGATGTATGTTTACCGTAGCCACTTTCAAGTGCCCACTGTGCTGCTACTACCTCTGGGAACTTAGCTCCAGCAGCCCGTGCAGCGGCTACAACGCCATCCCAAGTGTTGGTGGTAGCTACCCTGGGAGGTGGAGTGATGGTGCTACGGAAGGTCATAAACCAACCAGTACGGGCTCCCTCTACTTCCCAACGCTTCAGCCAGTTGACCCAGGAGTACTTCACTCCTTGACCACCTGATCCAATCTTGACGTATCCACCGTTGACGTTATCCATCTCACCGTATGGATCGTGGAAGACACCCTTTCCACCTTCATCACCGATGAGCAGCATCCAGTGACCACCACCAGTAGGTCGTGATGCATGGCCACGATGTAGGATACCTGTAGCAGTCGGGAACCCGTTCTTCAGTTCACTCAGTAGTGCTTGCTTGGTGCCATTCTTATAGAAGGTGGCAGTAACACCGTAGTCCTTACAGGCTTTGATGTGGGCTGTGTATTCAGTTGTGTCTCCGTACTTCAAGACGGTACGGAGGTAATCATCATCAGCGTTACTACCACGCAGAGCATCAGGTAGGAGATACTTGATGGCCATAGCACACGTGGAGCTAAAGCACATCCGATCACCGTGACCTGTTGCACTGTCTGTCTGTGGGTAATACTGAGCTACTCTCAGCAGCACCATTTTTACTTACCTCGGAAGGTACGACGAATACGACGCACTGTGTCGTCCTCAGTACGGGTCTTACTGAAGTAAGCAGCAGCCATAGAGATGGCTTGGGTAACGCTATTGGAACGACGCTTCTTAGTTAGACCGAGGTACTCAGAAGCAATAAAGAGAATGAAAAAGGCCAAGGTCTCATAAGAAACCTTGACCCCGAGGATGGTGATCATTGGCTTAAGTATCGTTTTTATGTTAACTAAGGATGTGGAGTGCAAAGGTTAGATATTCGCCCAGGTAGATCCGTTATAGAATTTGACTGTATTAGTAGTCGAATCATACGCAATACTTCCAGCACTAATACCTGAGGTTGGTAACGAGGCTGTTGCATAAGATCTTAGACGTAATGGCGTCTGTACTTGTACATCATCAATGTTGCAAGAGATCTTATCTACATTAAGAACCCTAAGATTTAGGCCTATTGCTCCACCAGTAGGAGTTGTATTAGACGCATCTGTTGTAGCATTGATAAAAAGCTTCTGTGCGCTGTTTGCTGGGCTGGTAGATTTTATGGTATGAGTGGCAGTACCAGGAATAAGTTCAATAGCGTCATTAACACTGACTTCAGAGCGAATGATATTAACAACGGTAAGTGGCTGAGTTGGGGCATCTGTACCAATCCCAAAACCAGCAGAGCCAGCGTGCATAATCCAAGGATCACCATAGTAACCATTGGAGCCTGAGTCATTTACCCAATACGCAAATGCGGTACCATTTAATACAAACTTGTTGTTGGTATAAGAGTTTGAACCATTTCCAACCATATCAATGATAGCAGCATTTCTACCTCCCGTAGCTCCATCAGATTGAAGAATACCAAAGATGTTATTGGAAATAAGGTTATTGATACCAGGCCACGAATAAGCATTGTCCGGTGGGGATAGATCATCGTTTGTGGCCGATTGAATATAGATACCACTAGCACAACGTGTATTTGTTACAGGATTTGGGTTGGTTTGATCCTTTGGAAGGAAGGCATTGCCAACAACAACAGCACGACTGATACCACGCAAGTTAATAGCAGAACCAAGTCCAGCCAAATTCCAATCATAAACAAGGTTGCCACTGATAACTACTCCTTCAGAGAAGTAACGCAAGTCAAACGCACAAGCATCACAACCATCAACAATATTACCAGTAATATTGACACTGTTACCTGGATTCCAGTTTGTATTACCACCAGCAGCAATAACACAGTTGTAGCAGTCCTTAAATGTGTTAGCGCTAACGATAAGATTTGTTCCACTGCGAGCCCAGCGGATTGCACCACTAAGATCATGGAAGTTACAACCAGTTACAACAGCTTCTTCGCATAAGTTGGTTTGACCGACAGCAGGTCCAGTAAAATAGATGCCGTGATCATTCCATCCTCTAAATTTACAATTAGAGATTGTAACCCTTGAGCATTGACTAGGTACAATAGCAGAGTCGCCCTTGCCGTTAGCCTTTGGCCCAGAATCAAACTCTAGATCGGCTACTGATACTTCGGTAAACCGTGCTAAACCTAAGTAACTGCCTGAAGCTACACCAGGGTTTATGATTAGTTCTGTTCCAATAAATCGACCAGGACCTTCAATAGAGATAGGCGGTCTATAGGTTGAACCGTCAAGGGTAAAGCCTCCAACACTTAATGCTCCAGCCTTTAAGCTACCTCCATCCAAAAGGATGCGGATGTAGCGATCAGCTTGTGTTACTGTATAGTTGATTGGAGAAGCGTGATAAAAGATGCCAGGTCCAAAGTGGAGGGGCTTGTTTTGGCTAATGGCGTAGTTAAGTGCGGCCTGAATAGCAGCAGTATCATTAGCCACCCCATCCCCAACCGCACCAAAATCTTTAACACTCACCACATCCTGCAGCTTTGATTCAACGGTGCGCTGCACAGCACCAGTACCAGCCTGGATGAAACCTCCACCCAGGTCAGCTAAGTCACGTGTTTTTGTCATCACACAGTCCATCCCATTGCTACGACATCAGCCGGTCTCTCTGGATGATCAGCGAGATAAGAAACGGAGTCTTCATAGGTTTTACTGGTGCCGTCTTTGTATGTAAGTACTAATTTAGATTCGCTAGTATTGAATTGAATTTCTTCAATTATGACTTGTGTATTCATCGGATTACTTGGATAGCTTATATGCTGAATCATCAAACCACCTCATACATGAAAACGTAATTAAATACAACCGCGCCAGAAGCGCTAGGGTACCAACGTAAGAGGATGGTATCGTTTGTCACATCTGCCTGACCACTAATAACATCCGCACGACCTAAGGTATAAGAAGTTCCAGTAAGACGGGCTTCGGTCGTAGAAGTAAAACTACTGGCAAAGGGAAGAGAGATTTGAGCATTAGTGTTTGTCAGTCCAGCTGTTGCGGTTATTGAGAGACTTCCCATAACAAATACTTGATTTCCTGTTCTTGTGTACCTATTGACTGCTATTGTACTGCTCGCAACATTAGAGCCATTGGTAATAGTAGGTGTGTAGAAGCCCGTGTACAAATTGCCTTCTGCTAGTTGACTACTTTCAGTAATTACAAGATTGTAGAACCTCTCCGTCGCGGCTGTGCCGCCAACTCTAGAGTAGTCGTTGTTAAAGATTCGCCAAGAACTGACTGTTACGCTAGAACCTTCGTTATAAGCCAAATAGGCAATATCAGTACCACTTTGCGTAGCAAAACGAACTTTATTCTGTTCAAGCGTGACGTTGTTTTGGACGGCACCACTCTCAAAGTTAATAAACCTATTTTGAATCTGGACATCGTTGTCCTTTACTACAATCTCTCCACCTTGGTGGCTGCTGGTGAATCTCAAGAACCAATCAGCCCTGCGAGTATTGATATTGCCCCCGCCTTCATAGATTGTGCTATTTTTAAGAGCAGTCCAGCCGGAATATACTTTGTTATTTAGAACCCACAGGTTTTCTCCATAAGTCGCAATAATAGCGCCGAATCGAGTACGGCCAATAATGTAGTTGTTCTCAATTATTTCATTACGTCCTCGAACATTAAATGGTGTGTGCATCTGAGCTACACGATTACCACGATAGATCGTGTGATCAGCAGGACCATGACTACCAAAGCCGAACTGAGGCGCTCCAGTGGTACTGTCTTCTGTCCACCCGTAAACAGTGCCTTCACTGTTGATACCACCACCAAGGTTGGTGCAGTTTTCAATCAATGTATGCCGCGAAATCACGTTTGCGCCACTTACATCGACACCTCGGCGACACTGCCAGAAGGATCGGTTTCGTACAACGGAGTGGGAAGAGCCATACATCTGCACCCCGTAACCAGTAGTAAAAGCATTAGAACTGTGTGTATGTCCACGATCCACTACAGCGCTGTAGCAGCCAGTAATGCTGATGCCAACTGCTGCAGCATTATCAACGTCAACATCAATCAGCAGTGGTTTGTCTGCGTAATTTATTCGAATACCTGCTACTGCTGCAGCTCCAACGGCAGGCGAAGGAAGAACACATCTGATGGCAATGTTCTCAAGTTTTACCGAGATTGGTGAGTAGAACTTTACTGTTACTGTTTCAGTTGGAACATTGTAGCCATCGTTAGCAGGATCCTCTGTGTACACCGTTGATCCAGACACATATGCGACTCTGTGCAGTTCTGATTTGCGTGCATCAGTTGACTCTGGCCTGGGATCGTGATACCAACTTACACTTGAGATTACCTCCATGAGCATTCCGGGCAGAACACCAGTTGCACTGGTGACATCCCATCCACGGTTGTTGATTTGCTGCGATGCCGATAGAGTTGTAGTAATAGCTGCAGTTGTCGATCCTATGGTCAGTGGTGTAAAACTCTGACCGTTATGCAGGATTGTTGCTTTATTTATCCCATCGGATTTCAGGTCAACATTACCACTATAGTTAATCGCTTGATTGATGCGATAGGTCTTGCCGCTTTCCAGTAAAACTGTGCGACCAGCTGCAGCTGTTAGAGCATTCAGGATGGCTACATAGTCGTTGGTAGTCCCATCCCCAACTGCCCCAAAGTCTTTAACACTGACAACATCAGCAAGCTTTGCTGCTACAGTCCGTGTGGTTTGATCAGTGAATTGACCACTATAGTTGATGTTAGCAGCGTTGCTAACTGTACCACTAACTAGATTATTAGTGCATACAATATCAACAACATCATTCAACTGTAATGCTACGTTAAAGGTAACGCTAGTACCATTATCAGCAGAGTAGTCAGCGTTGCGTTGCTGAAGAGCACCATTAAGGTAGACTTGTTCACGTACTGGGGAATAAGACAGTACATCACCGTAGTCACCTGTACCAGAAAACACCGTCTGACCAGCACCGGCTAGTTTTCTCCAACGAGTATGTCCAGGAATGCCTGTATTACCAGTGAAAGCATCAACGTAGTCTTTGGTGGCAGCGTCACCGCTTGCTGTTGGAGTAGCCAGGTTACCAATTTGATACCCATTCATATTGAGGTCACCAACCATTGGGTTAGAACCATCAATACTAACAGCGTTGTTATTAACTTCCTGGGTTACGTACAGGTTCTGCGTGAAGTTATCGTTCAGGTCCTGTGCTCTAATGGCAGAACCAGAAAAAAAGGTAGCAGATAGAGCGTTATCATCAGTATCACGATAGACGCGAATGGTGGCGTTATTGGCTGGTGCATTACCAGCAGTAAACAGTACTTGACCACCATCCTTAGTTGTGTAATTGAGGCTTTGTAGGTTGTAATGAGTGCCAGCTGTCTTTAGGACTCCCCCAACAGTAACCTTAATATCGGTAGGTTCAAGCCATTTGAAAGTAAAAGAAAAGGGCCCCAAGTTAGACCCATTTCCCGTGAATGTATTTTGTGTGATTGCCATCTATAAGGTTAGCGATACATTTGAGTTAGTCGTTCAATCTCGACCTTACGTCGATCAGCAGCCCTGGCAGCATCATCAATACGACCCTGCTGCATATAGTTCTTATTGAGGATGGATTCCTGAATAGAACGCCACATTGGTTCGTTATCACGCTGCATACGGAACTCAGCTGCCTTCTGTGCTTCTGACATGATCTTACTCATCACAGAATACACTTCAGTTTGAGCAGCTTCAATCTCCTCGGAGGGACGCCCTTGTACACGCATAGCACGTACACGATCCAGTTGGTCGTTGTACTTCTTGTTCTTACTGAGTTTATCGAACTCCTTCCACAGTTGCTGCTCACCGATGTACTTGTACAGGGTTTCACGTTCCTGTGGTGTGTACTCGTGGTTACCAGTACTATCCTTACGGATCATCTGTAGGCCATCCCATCCGGTATCAATAAGCCATTGACGCCAGGGCTCTGTACCCTCGCTAATTTTAACTGGGTTAACAGCGTTAATAGCACGAAGCACAGGGTTATCGATATCATTAAGGGGCTTACCTGTATAGATGTCAATCTGCTCTGGGAGCTGACTGGACAGGCCAGGGACCTTGTTGGTTACATAACCAATGAGATCGTTGTAGATGTCCTTCTGGGAGCTTGTGATAGCGTTAGAGACGACACCAAGGGCACCAGACATAGGGATAGCAGAGCGTACCTCATTGGCAAGGAAGCGAGAGATGGCAGTCTCATCACCATTAGCGACAGAAACCACAGGCTCTAGACCAGCAGTCCATGTCTTATTGGTGAAGGTAGCAGCCAGTGTCCATGCAAGTTTACCTGTCCAATCTTCAGTCAAGGTAGAGCCGATATCCTTGGAGTAGTATGCCAGGTCACCAACAAGAGTCAAGATAGTATCAAGTGGTTCATAACCAGCGTAGCTAATCCACTTACCAGCAACGTTAATAGTCTTGGGTTGCCAACCGAAGTTGTCCCGAAGCTTCTTACGTTCACCAGCATTGACAGGTCCATTGCCACGAATGTTACCAGCAAGAGCATGTCCAAGCAGTGCAGAGGATGTCAATGCACCAAAAGCAACACGACCACGATACTCAGCTTCCAGCCCCTTGAAGATAGCCATACCATTAGCTACACCATCATAGGCAATACCGTGTTCCATCAGTGCTTCCTTGATTTTGTCAAGGTTATCACCAGCCCACAGTACCTTGGAGTACTTGTTCATACCAGGCAGGGTAGCAATGGGTGTGTAGGACATAGCCATTTTAACACCATTGACACCAGTCTTAGGGAACATGAAGAACGGCTTCAGAATAGGCAGTCTGTTGATACCACGAGTCAGCCAGGTAGCAGTCTCATCGTCCAAGTTAAGTGCCAGTTCACCTGATGCATTCTTAGCAGCAGCATCGGTCAAGTTACCCATGGCGTCAAACGACTCATCATAGGCAAGCTTCTCAGCACGAGCAAGTTGCTTAGCTAGTTCATCACCCTTGTAACCAATACCAGCCACTTCATCCCAAGCCCTAGCACGAGCCATCTGTGAAGCAACAGTAGTCTGTACAAAGGAGTCAGCACTGATCATTGCATTAGTGCCGTACTTAAACCAACGCCAGTTACCCAGGTCATACATGAACCGAGAGAAGCGGTACTGAGCAAGACGACCCCAGTTACCATCCTTTTCCCACACCTGTTCCATATCAGCCAGGGTGTCCCAAAGGTTAGGGTTGTAGTCAGTTACGAGGTCTTCACGAGCAAGGGCACGTGGATCCATCGTAGCGTCATTACCCCACTTACCATTATTCCAGGTACGCTTAAAGGTATCCCAGGAATCATTCAAAGCACGCTTGTTGACCTGCCAGAAGGAACCATAGACATAGGTAGCACGACGCAGTTCTTCAACACTGTTACGACCCATGAGGGCTCCGATACCAGTACCAAGGAATGCATTGTTAGTACGTAGTGTCAGGTTAACAGTGTTACCTGTGATAGCCTTGAGAGCAGAGATACCAGACAGTACATTGTTATAGCGAACTGCCCACACACCTTGTGCGAAGGCATTGAGACCTTCATCACCACTCTTCAGTAGACCAGCGGGGCTGAGTTGTTGTGCTGACCACTTCATCAGCTTATCAAGAGTATCCACATCACCCCTAGACAATGCAAAGGCATCAATCAAAGGTTGTGCAGCGTCAGGACGATCACGAGCAATGGTAGCGATCATATCACGATACCCTTGTGCTTGTACGTGCTTCTCCTGTACCTTAAGGTCAAACTGTTCAGTGATCTGACGAAGAGCAGACTCCTTGTCAGGTGAGTCTTTGAGGAACTTCTGCCAACGATCTTGGTTCTTAAGTGCCCAACCTGCGATGTACTTATTCAGTGCATACTCTTCCATAAGGAAGGAAAGGCGATCACCAAGCATCTCAGTAACACGTTGGTAGTCAGCAGTCTCAGGGAATGCCTTATAGCCCTCAGCAATGTCAGCTACTTCCCGTCCTACGGTATCCATAGCACGAGCCGATGTTTCAGTAACAACTCGACCGATGTACTTATCAGTCAAGTCACGCATAGCATAGCCAATAGCTTCTGCTTGTACGTCGTTGACATACTTGATCTTACGACCATCCAACAGGTTCTTAACATCACGGTTCTCAAGGAACAGACTCTTAAGGTCGGTTACCTTATCGGTACCAATGATGTCGTTATAGATCTTCCATGCTCCATCGCTCATCTGAGCTTTGGTGTACCTAAAGCCATCGACAATAGCATCAAAGTCACCAGCCTCACGTGTACCCTCAGCCAGGTCAAAGATGAGGTTACGGGACTGTGTGTTACCCTTACTTAAATCATGATAGGCACGTTCCGACAGGATGGGTGCAGGGGTACCACTAGAGGTTCCCATCTTAATAGCAGTAGTGTCAGCCATGTTACGGGCTACATTACCTGGAGGAACACTGAGAGTAGCCGAGGAACCCTCGGGGAACAGGTTAGGAGTGATCATTGCATCCACACCACTAGCCCCTTCAGGATCGTCTAGAAGGCGCCCCTTACCTACCTCATCTACTTGGAGATCTCGGCTGGTCTGTTGGCGCTCTACAAACGATTCCAGAGGGCTCTCAGTGACATCTGAGGCTCCGGTATCGGTGTACTGCTTGCCAAGCGTACTAGATTCATCGTCCAATGTTTTAATTTGGGACTGCAGCTCACCAATAATATCCAACTGTGCCCTAAGTGTCTCCTGATCCAGAGCTGGTGTAGCAGCCACTTGATTCAGTTGGTCTTGTAAAGTGGCACGTTGGGTATCAAGTTCAGACAGACGAATAGAGGTAGCAGAGTCAGCATTGACCATTACCTCCGATGACTTATACGCTTGGGCAGTAGTATCATTTGGTTTGAACCAATCCATGATACCACGACCAGCAGCAGCTGAGTAACCAATGATATCACCAATAACACTAATGGCACCAGACTCATAGATGTTCTTCTGACGACGAATATCAGGAGAGTCAGTGTCTTTAATGACCAGTGCATCAGGAACAGGCAGCCACGGTGCAGCTTCTTTAACAATAGTCGTGAGGTTATCTTCCTCAGACTGATCACTGATGGCGTTAACAGCTACATCACCAGCCAGGTTAATACCAAGTGCAGTAAGGCCACGAGCAAGTGCTCCACCACCACCAGAGATAGCAGCAGTTTTACCTACTGCAGTCAGGTTACGGGAAGCAATACCAACAGCAATACTAGGTAGCAGGATAGAGGATACTTCACGTACCTTCTGGAAGGCAGGGTTCTTGAACTTTGTCTGAGCATCCCATGCATCATCAATCCATTCAGCACCAGGGATACGTCCCACAGCATCCAGACCGAAGTCAATAAGACCAGCAGGTACAGCCAGGGACTGTTCTGCCATGTACCGTAGGCGATCACCCGTCGTATATTCCTTACCGTCAGTACCAGTGAGTTGCTTCATACCCTGTTCGGCAGGGCTGGTTACGGGTTGTACATTACCAGCAGCCTTGTTCTCAGCTGGTGTAGCCTCCTTATACATGGTATTCGGAGCATTAGTTTGAGGATTATACTCTGGAGCAGCCTGCTGCAGGGCTTGCTCTTGAGCTAATGCCTCTGCCTCCTGGCGCTTCAGTTCCTCTTCATCAACGTAGGGGGTCATTGTCATAAGGATTTACCATGTAAAAAACTGAAACGCCGGCCATCCGGCAATTGAATAACTAGTTTATCTCCGTGTTCAGTACGTGTCTTAGAGACAATACGGGCACCATTCTGTAGGAACACCTTGGAACCCTTAGCAGTGCCATAGTCAATACCATGGGAACCACGGGCAACGTGACCAGCAAAGGTATCGGTAACAGGAATACGACTCAAAGGAACACGTCCAAACTGAGGATCATCAACAACGACAAAGTTATCGAGTGCCTTAGATGAGAACTCCCTAGCAAACTCATTTTGTGGAGTATTTGGATTATCCTGTTGCTTCACATCAAGGTGGGGACCAGTAGAAGTAGGACCAATGTTGTCGGTAATATAAGCAAGGGTTGGCCGCATAAAGGCTTGGTTACGTGCAGGGGGAGCAGCAGTATAGGGTTGATCAACGTTCACACCCATCTGTTGCATAACACGGATGATCTTACTAGGGTAAGCCGGTTCACCACCAGCATAGCCACCAGCAGCAATAGCTTCAATAGCCTGCCGTGGAGTCTTAGCTTGAGCAATACCAGGGGCATACCGTGGGTCAGTCATCAGATTGATAAAGTCCTTAGCGGACTCAAGGGGTGATGCATAGTCCCTCCAATAGGAACCATTCTTCAGGGAACCTTGACCGGGGCGAGCTTTAATGTTAAAGACATTGTTCTTACCTGAGGTATACTTACCCCAACCACTCTCCAATGCCCACATAGCAGCCATCACCTGTGGGAACTTAAAGCCAGATGCGCTACCCAACGACACCACATCAGCGTAGCCGTTATTACCTTGGCGTACAGTAGCAGGTGCATTACCACTACCGTTGATGGTAGTATTAAGGCGATCCTGTGTGAGGGGTTGGTCTAAGATACGACGCAGTGAGGGGTCATTGATCTGACTC